GAGAGAAGCCGGCACGGACTCGATCGCGTTCTCTACGGATCGACCGATTGGTTTGCTCGCCGAACCATTTAGTACCGTGATGGTGTGGACGAATCGCGCCTGTTGAGCCGCTCCGGGGTGCCGGCGTACACGACGTCACGGGCAATGGCGTTGCAGGGGGAACCGGAAGCGGTCGACGAGGACACGCAGACGCTGCTGACCAGGGCGGCGGGGGACCGGGAGCTCAAGACGTGGCGGGCGGATCGTCAGCGGATCCTCGATGCGCTCGCGCATGTGGAGGCGCACGTCAAGAGCCCGCACGTGCCGCGGATGGTGCGCGCGATCCGGCGCGAGCTGGAGGCGCTGGACCGCAAACTCGTGTGACAGTCGGACGTTCGGTGTAAGGTTCGCGCTGAGCCCGAGTCGGCGTCGCCCATTCGACGCGCGCATGTGCCTTCAGGGCGAGGTTTCTCTGAGTGGCCGCGCCGTCCTGTTCCTGTGCATCGTCTGCATCCTCGCGGTCGAAGCGTTGTTCATCTACTCGCAGATCAAGTGATGCCCGGGGTCGCCCCGAAGCTTCCTGAGCAGCGCCGCCGGTACAACCAGCCGGCCCGGGCGGAATGGGTCGAACTCAAGCCGCTCGAGCAACCGGTGCTGCCGGCGGCGAATCGCGACTGGTCAGCGAACGCGCGGCGCGCGTGGATGGCGTGGCGCCGGGATCCCGTGACGACACAGTGGGGGCCCGCGGACGTACAGTACGCACGCGAGCTCGCACGGCTCTACGACAAGCTGCCGTATCACGAGCAGCGCCTGCGGATGGGTGAGCTCGGACTGTCGCCGAAGGGGAAGCGCGATCTGCGCTGGCGGACACCCGAGGAGGTCAAGACGATCGCGGAGCAGGCGCCGGTGAAACGGTTGCGCGTCGTTGAGCAGGAGGCCAAGCGTGCCGAGACGTAGCCACGTCTGTTCGCGGCCGGGGTGCCCGAACCTGACGCCATGCCCGGAGCATGGCCGGCCCCGGAACGCGTCATGGTCGGAGGGCCGCGATCGCAAGGCGCAGGGGAGGTTCCGGGCGGCGGTGCTCCAGCGAGCGCAAGGCTGGTGCGAGCGGTGCGGGGCGGCCGCGACGGTCGCGCATCACGTCAAGCCCGGCTATGAGCCCGAGGCGGGCCTGGCCCTGTGCGATGCGTGCCACCGCCGCCTGGACAACAACGCGAGGAGCGCGGCGTAGTGGGCTTGATTCTCGTCATCGTCGGCCTGCTGCTGTGGCTGCTCGGCGGCTATTTCGTGCTCGGCGTGATCCTGCTGGTGATCGGCCTGATCCTGTTATTCGCCCCGGGCCCTTTTTATGGGTATGGGTATTGGCGGGGCCGCCGGGGGCCGCCGTAGTGGCGATCCTCGGCAACAACCTCGGCTCGAATATCGCGGACGGCATGGCGACTGGGAAGATGCAGGTGTCGCGGTTCACGCTGGCGACGGCGTCCACGCTCACCGAGTTGCACGGGATATTCGATGACTTCGGCGGTGCGAGCGCGGTCAGGATCGTGATTTACAAGCACGCCAGCGGGACGACGCCGGATCCCGGGGCGACACGAGTCGCCTACACGAACTCTTTGCCGATCGTGGGATCGGGCAGCATTGAGGTATCTCAGAGCGGGTTCAGCGTTCCGCTGGCGGCGGGCGACTACTGGATCGGTGCGCGGTCGAACGTCTCGGGCTGTGCCTACCGGGGCGCTCATACGGGCCTGGACGCTCACAGCGGCTGGGACAGTGGGGCGCCCGATCCGCCACCAGACCCATTCGGAGCGCCCGGTGTTAGTAGTGGTGCGGGTAATCAACTGGCCTGCTGGGCGATCGTCGGGGCCGCTGCTGCTGCGACGACCACCGCGTTCGAAGCGACGCTCGTGACTCAGTACCCGATCGCCGGGTCACGCCTCCGCGGCCTCCAAGCCGGCGCGACGTACAGGCTCCGTCAGGCGTACCTCGACGGCCTCATCGACCCGGCGGCGCACGTGTTCGCGAAGAACAATCCGGGGCAGGTCAAAGCATTGACGGATACCGGGAATCTCGCCACGTTCGACGCGATCAACGCCCCCTGATGCCCTGGCGCGGCCCAGCCTACGTCGGCGAATTCGCGAGCCTCGGCTACGTCGTCGCAGAATGGATCCAGGCGTGGTGCGTGATCCCCGACCGTGACCTGCGCGGCACCGCGTTCCTACTCTCAGACGAGCAGTTGCGGTTCCTCGTCTACTACTACGCACTGACACCGGAGGGCGCGTGGCGTTACCAGCGCGGCGCGCAGCTCGTGCGACCGCAGAAGTGGGGAAAGGGACCGTTGGCCGCGGCGGTCGTGTGCGCCGAAGCGGAGGGGCCTGTCAGGTTCGCGGGCTGGGATACGACTGGGGAACCAGTCGGCCGGCCGTGGGCGACACCGCACATTCAGATCACCGCCTGCAGCGAGGAGCAGACCGACAACACGTGGCGCGCGATCCAGCCGATGATCGAACTCGGACCATTGGGGCACACGTTCATCCCCGATACTGGGCTGACCCGGATCAACCTCCGTTCCGGTGGCCTGATCGAGCCGGTGACCGCGTCCGCTCGCTCCCGGCTCGGTCAGCGCATCAGCTTCGTCGTCCAGGACCAGACCGAATCCTGGGTCCGGTCCAACAACGGGCACTGGCTCGCCGACAATCAGCGCCGCAACGTCGCCGGCATGGGCGGCCGGTTCCTGGAGACGTGCAACGCCCCCGACCCCGCCGAGCAGTCCGTCGCCTCCCGGACCCCGTCGGAGCCGAACGTGTACGTCGACGACCCCGACGGCGGGCCCGGCTCGGTGCGCAACAAGGCCGAGCGCCGGAAGGTCCTCAACAAGGTCTACGGCGACAGTGCGCAGAGCAGGGGCGGCTGGGTCGATCTCGACCGCATCGACGCCGAGATCGAAGCATTGCTCGAGCATGACCCGGCCCAAGCAGAGCGCTTTTTCATGAACCGCAAGCTCGCGTCGGAGGGCTCCGCGTTCAACTACGAAGCCTTCCGCAAGCTCGCCAGCCCCAGGACCGTGCCCGATCAGGAGGCGATCGCGATCGGCGTCGACGGCGCCCGCCACAAGGACGCGCTCGCCGTCATCGCGACGCACATCAAGACCGGTTACCAGTGGCCGCTGATCATCCTCGAGCGTCCCCGGCACGCCCCCGACGACTACGAGCACGACTTCAACCAGGTGGACGGCGCGGTCGTGGAGGCGTTCGAGCGCTGGCAGGTGTGGCGGCTGTACGCCGACGACCAGTACATCGGGCTCCTGCTGGAGAAGTGGATGAACCGCTTCGGCAGCAAGCGCGTGAACGTTTGGCACACGAATCGGCCGCGCCCGATCGCGTGGGCGATCCGCAACTACGAGGACGCCATCGCCAGCGGCGACCTGCGGCACGACGGGAACCCCACGTTCGTCGACCATGTCCGCAACGCGCGGCGCCGCAAGCTCTCGGTGCTCGACGACCACGAACGCGTGATGCACACGATCACGAAGGACTCGATCGAGAGCCCACGCAAGATCGACGCGGCGATGGCCGCCGTCCTGTCCTGGGAGGCCAGAAGCGACTGCGTGGCGATGGGCGCGATCTCACTCGGCCCCGACCCCGTGCCCGAGCCCCGGCCGAAGCCCGACGTCTACCGGGCCGATCACGCCCCGAACCTCGCCCGCCCGCTCGCCGGCGTCGGTGTCGCGGGACCGATGGGCGACATGAGCTGACCACTGGAGGAACGCCGTGACGAGCACCGAATTCGAAAACAAGTGGCTGCGTGACCCGGGCGGCATTCTCGCCGGCGACCCGCGCCGCTTCGAGGTTGCGCGCGTCGCGTACGCGGTCCGGCAGCGCATGACGCAGGACGGCATGAGCGCGGAGCGCGCCGTCGAGCGCGTGCTCGAAGAGCCGTACTACCGGGACGCCCTGACCGTCATCGTCAACCCGCTCAACGGTGATGGTGATGACGACGTCATCCGCGACTTCCGCAGCATCGACGCGCCGTAACGCACCATGAACCAGTCCAATCACCCATACGGGAGGGCCTGATGGCCGAGAGCAAGCCAAGCGGAAGCCAGAGGTCGGGCGCCTCCGCGACGCAGGACAAGCCGGAGCAGGAGAAGAAGCAGGAGAAGACCGACACCGCGCTGAAGAACGAACGCGGCAAGGGCGACGACCGCTACGGCGG